GGGGGGCGGGGGGGGCGCGCCCGGGCGCCCCGCGGGTCGGGGGGGCCACGATAGGGGGGGCCGCCGCCGCATCCGTGTCCACATCCGCGTCGTAGTCCTCCGGCACCGGCAAATCCTGCTTATAGATGTTCAGCGGTTTTCTGCCCTGTTGGCCGTTGTACTTTTTCCCGGCGAAAAGCTCCTCCAGCATCTCGATCAGCGCGTCTTGGCAAAGCTGCGGCGTCCGCCCAATCCCTGCGGCTTTCACCGCATCCATGTAATCTTTCATCGCCTATCCCTTTCTGGCCTTTGCCCGCGCGATCACCCGCTCGGTCTGCTCCATCAGTCTGTCGTACAGGTATTCCGTTACCTCCGGTTCCACATAGGGCCAAACGGTGCTGTGCATCGCAGTTGCCGACGGACTTCCCATCGTCACCAGCTTTTCCACTTTCCCGTCCTTGTTCCGCCACCGCGGACGCCCCCGCTCTGTAACCGTATGGCTGGAGCTGGAGCCGATGCGCCGCTGAACCATGCCCACATGGCCGCTCTTGAACTCCACCAAAAAGCCCTTGCTCAGATTGGCTCCGTCGCCGGTCAAAGCGGTCATGGTAGAGGATTTCAGAACTCGCGCCTTTACATGGGCAGGCGCTCTGCGCAGGACATCCCGCCCCTTGAAGCTCTCTGTCGGCCTGTGCTGGAAATAGCCCAGGTCGTTCCGCATCTTCTCGATGTGAAGCTCTGCGCTCAGACTTGTGTTCGTGGCCTTTTTCCGCTGTACCAGGTCTTTCAGGTGCCGCCGCCCAGCGGCGTTCACGGCATACCTGGCCTTTGCCTGCGCCACCATCAGCTTTCTTGCCTGTCGTGCTGTGGCGTTGATCGCTACCTTGGCCGCCGCCGGGGTCTTTTTCTTCAAGTCCCCCAGCGCTCGCTCCACATCCTCCAGCCCGTCCACTGTGATGGTCATGGTTCCTGCGTCGTAAGTCACCCTGCTCATTGTCTCGTCCTCTCCATGGTGATGCGGTAAATACCCGCTTCTTCCTCGCAGTTCAGGATACTGTAAGTCCGCTGCTGCGAGGTGCCCTTATCCATGACCAGATGCTTCCCGATCTTCGGCTTCGGCCCGTAGTCCTTTACCCGGATGTACAGCACGGTGGATGCGGTGTATAGGCCCGTATCAAAGTTCTGTTTCGCTCCGGCTTCCCAGTGCGAGTTGTGTTCTTTCAGCCGTTGGTCATCCACAATGACCAGCGCCTCTTTCCCGTCAACCGTGTGCAGGTCTGCGTGTTCGTCCTGCTCAAAGAAAGTCAGGTCGATGTCTGCCGCTGCACAGTCTTTGAAAGTCGGCGCTTTCCACTCCGTTTCCGGGTCGCTTCCAAAATCCTGTTCCAGTTCAAAAAGTGCCATGCTGCACCTCCGCAGAAAAACTCCCCCGCCTGCACACAGCAGGCAGGGGATTGAATTGTCAGCACACAGTAGCTACCAGCCAGCTGTCCACCTTGTCGGGGATGGGCAGGGGGTGGGCCTGCAATTCTACCATGCGGCGGTCAGGGTGATGCTCCACATAGCTGCGCAGCAGGCGGCTGGTCTGAGAGGTCACCCACAGGCCGCTCGCCTGCTCAATGTAGGTGCAGGCACCATAGGCCATCATATAGTTCGGGTGGGAACTAATCAGGATAACCGCATTGTCGGGAATGAGCGGCTTGGTGGCGGGCTCCTCCGGGTTTGTCCAGTCGTCGTAGTACACTTCGCCGTAGGCGTACAGGTCGAGACTGGGGTCAGTCAGGTGCCCCAGGTACTTCACGCCGTTGGGCAGGTCACGGGGGTCGATCTCTCCCATGTTCATGCGGCGGTTGTCCATCATCTTCTGGACATTGGCATCGGCAAAGAATTTCTTCTTGGCCTCCTTGCCCAAAATCGCCATATCCACATTGGCAAAGCCGCCGGTCAGCACCTTGTCAGTCCAGTCGCCCAGGTTGCCCAGGATGTCAGCCTTGGTGCCGCCCCACTTGTTTTCGCCGCTCAGAGTGATCTTGTTGGTAAAGCCGAAGTCGATGACCTCGTTCACGCCCTCGCCCACAATGGGGATGGTGCCCGTCACGATTGCCTGAACGGCCATCCACTCTTCTCTGCGGGTGGTGGCATCATTCAGGGTGGCGTACTCCTCCATCAGCTTCTGAGCCGCCCTCTGGGCGGGGGTCATACCGCTGTACAAATCCTCTCCCGGCAGACGGGTCATAAGCTGGTCAGCCGTTGTCACATCATAGGGGTTCACCAGAGGGGGCTTGTAGCTCTCGGTGGTGTAGCCGTTTGCCGTCAGCACTTTGCCGCCCAGGCGGGGATGCACAAACGCCGCCATGCGCCGGTCGCCCTTCACCAGATCAATGTCCACCCGCTCGGTGGAGAACGGCTTGACATTGGTAAAGAAAGTGTCTCGGAAATAGGTGCGGACAGGGGGTGCCTGCCGCACGACCTCCGCCAGATAGCGAGGGCTGTAAATATTCACTTCGTTAGCCATTAAAGTTTCCTCCTTACTTCAAAAAGATGCCCAGTGCGCGGAAAGGAACCTCCAAATCCGCCGCAGAGCCATTGGCAGGCAGTACCAGTGCATTGGCAAAAAACTCGCCGCTCAGGTACACAACGCCCTGCTCTCCGCTCTTTACATCCTCCGCGAGAATGCCATACAGGCCGGTGGCCTCGGTCTTATAGGTTCCAGGGCCGACGCTCACCGTCACAGCGGCCAGTTTGCCGGAGCCGTCCAGCACCACGGGAGCGCCGCGCTTCAATGCGGCTGCCGCCTCCTTTGCCGCAGTGACGATCTCCGCCGTCCCGGCGATCAGATAGTCAGGCTGGGTGGAAAAGGTCTTTTTCGCCAAATCCATACTCATGTTCGCTCCTCCTTACTTCTTGCCGCCCATGGACTTGATGGCGTCCATGAACTCGTCCTGCTCGCCGTTCCCCGGCGTCTCCTTCTTCACGCCGTCCAGATGCTCGGCGTCGTTCTTTGCCCCATTCAGCCATGCGTTGCCCTGCTCCTTGGCTTTCTTCATAGCGGCCTTGGCATAGGTGCTTGCGCTGATTGGCTTGGTGTACTTGGCCTCAAAGGTCTGCTCCTCGCTGCCAGGCAGGGCCATTTCCTCGATGTCCTGGATGCGCTGGCGCTCGTCGCTTCTGGCCTGCTGCGCCGCCGCCTCCTCGATCTCGTTGACCAGTGCGGGATAGGCCCCGCGCAGATCGTCCACGGTCTTGATCTCGTTTGCCATGTTTTTTACCTCCTTATGGCAATTTTTATTTACAAAACAGTCGGCGGCGGTTTTTGCTGCCTTGCTGCTTTGCACAAAGTCAGGCGCCTTGTCGAAAGGCAAGTGCATATTGACGCTGTTCACGAACAGCATCCCGTCCCGGTTTTCCACGACGGTTTCCTCTGCATCGTCCACCAGCTCGTCGATGAAGCCGTTCTCCTTGGCTTGCTGAGCTGTCCACCATTTCGTTTCATCCATCCACCCGGCCACTTCGTCCTTTTCTCTGCCGGTCTTTTTGGCGTACAGGCCCGTGATGCTCTCCCGGATGGCGTCCAGCGCCTCAATGTACTTTTTCAGCTCCTCGGCGTTGTAGTAGCCGTATGCGCCCATGCGAACCGGATGCACCATGTAGGTGCTGTCGTTGGCTGCGATCACCTTTCCGCAGTGACAGGCCACAATGGTTGCCGCGCTGGCACACAGCCCGTCGATCTTGGCCGTCACCTCCGCCGGGTGCTGCTCCAGCTGATTTCCGATTGCCTGGGCGGCAAACACATCTCCACCGCCGCTGTTGATGCGCACCACGATCTTGTCCAGCGCCCCCAGTCCTGCCAGCTCCTCCGCGAACTGTCTCGGCGTCACTTCATCGCCCCACCAGCTCGTTTGCGAGATGTCTCCGTAAAGCAACAGCTCCACGGTGTTTCCCACCTGGTTGCAGAACTTCCAGAATTTCTTGTTTTCCGGCATTGTCTCTATCCTCCTATTCGCCCTCCACCGGCTTAAACGGTTCATCCGGGCTTCCGATTATATCCACCTCGCGCTTTCGCTTGGCTTCCATCACTCGCTGCTTGATGTTGCGGTTATAGTCCCCGCCGGTCATTTGTGCGGTCTCCTCCTGGGCGGTGCTGAAACAAGCCTCCACCCTCTTGATGGCCGCCGTTACTTCCTGCACCGGGTTCAGGTTCGTTCTGGCCGGGCCGTTCCACGAACAGGCCGTGTACGCCTTTCGTATAGCCGGGTCACTGAAATATCCCGGAGCCGATATGCGTCCTCGGGCCACGGCCTCTGTGAACCATTCTTCATACACCGGCTGGCAGAAGTCGTCCGCAAACCAGTCCCTCTGCATACCGCAGGTGCGCCAGAACTCATTGAGTGCGCCTCTGGCCGCCGAGTAGCTTGTGGAGAACTGTTTCAGCATGACTTCCGGCGGTATCTCCAGCGCCGCCCCGATCATCCGAATGGTCGCACTGGTAAATGCGTCATACCCTGTGTTTGGGTGTTTCGGGTCTGCGAACTGGACATCCTCGCCTGGGTTCAGGTCGATAATGGCCCCAGGCCCCAGCTCAATGCTGTTCTCGTCGCCCCGGTCGATCAGCTCCTCCGCCGGTATCATTTCTCCGAACGGTCTGCCCTCGGTCGGGTTCTGGCTCTTTACGAACACCGTAAACATGGCCGAGATCACCGCCGCTGTGATTTCAGCGTCCGTATATCTCCCGAGCTGTTTCAGGCTCTCCAGAACCGGGGCCAAGATCGGGACGCCGCGCCTCTGGCCCGCTCGTTCCCGGTTCATCACATGGAGGACATTTCTTCGGCCCGTTTTCGCTCCATACGCCTCCACCCGCTTCCAGGTAATGCCGTCCGCATCTGTGGTGCTGTGGCTGCCCAGCGGGTGATGGTTGCATACCCAATAGGCGACCACCATCCCGTCTGCGTCTGTTTCGACCCCCTGCACAATGCTGTGTACCTTGTACCCCTGCACCGTGCATGGCATCAGCCGGTCGAACCCGTCCGGGCTGCACACCCTGTCCGCCTCCACCAGCTGCACCCGCAGGTCGTATGGCTGGCCCACCTGCCTTTTCATCGGCAGCAGGGCGATTTCGTCCCCGTTCATCAGGTATCCCAGGAATGCGAGCTGCTGGAGCTGGTAGAAGTTATCTATCCTCTCTGCGTCGCACACCGGAGTATCCGCCCATAGCGAAAATTCCCGCACGATCTGCGCTTGCAGCCGCTCCATTTCTCCCTCAGTCAGCCCCAAATACTCCCCGTCGATCTGCGGCGCAGGCATTAGTCCGCCTGCGATCACATTGGTTCGCATGGTTTTCAGTGCCGCCGCCGCAGTCGGGATACCCATATAGGCATCACGGCTCCGCTGGCGTAGCACATTGATATTGTCCTCGATGTCCTCTTTCGGGCTGCCGCCGTAGAACTCCCAGCCCCTCATGCTCTTTTTGGTCAGGTTCGCACCGTAGTTTCCGTATCCGCTGTTGATTACCGACAGGGCGGCTCTGGCCGCCGCCCGCTTTGCCGCATGGACAGGGGCAACGGCAATCACCGCCCGGTCAAAGATGTTCGGTTTCGCCATGCCTGTCCTCCTTATAGGTCACGGGCCACGGCCCGATAACTCCGGTTCCGGCCCCCGTGCTTCTCCTCTGCGGACGCCTCGGCCAGTTTCCCGGCCCAGTATTCCATTTCCTCCCGAACCTGCTTCAAATCTGCTCGTGTCAGCATTCTGCTCCCGATCTGATAGCTCTGCCCGGTTGCGATTGCCTCCTCTGCTTTCATCCATGTGTTCAGCTTTTTTTGGCAAAGCTCTTTTGAAAAAACAGCCATTTAGATACCTCCTCGCATCCGGCGGCCCACCTGCCGTTTCCTCGGCTGCGGCGCTCCGTCCGTCATTTGCAGCACCGGGTTTGCGATTTCCAGCGCCGCCGTGGCGTAATTGCGCAGGTCAAGCGGTTCGTTCCGCTTGTGCTTACTGTCTTTCAGCTCCCACACAACCACGCTCCGCCCCTTTCGGAACCGTACCACCATCTTCTCCGCAGTAAGGCCCCGAAAGTATTCCTCGTCATATCCCGCCGCCTCATTCTCCGGGAAGTGGCAGTAGTTCGGCCCCTTGGTCTCATGCCGTAGCCGCTGATATAGCAGCGCCTTTCCTGCGTCCACACCGATGATGAACAGCGGCGTTTTTACGCGGTTGTTCGTAGTTGGGTTTCGGATGTATGGCACATCGCTGCCGCCCTTTCCTTTGATGGCCCACACTTTTCTTTCCCACCGGTCTCTGGTGAAGCGATAAACCTGATCGGTATGGTGGCCGCCGCTGTCAACGCAGGCGCTTATGATATGCAGCGTCGTTCCGTCCTTTTTCTTGAAGCCGGAAAGCAGAAAAGCGTCCAGGTCTTGCCATACCTGTTCTTTGAGCATATCGCCGTAAATCTTCTGATACCGTATGCCCCAGCTCTCCTTTCCGACACCCCAGCCGACCACCTCCACCTCAAACCGGTCGTCCTGGACATCCACGCCCGCTGTCAGCACCAGCACCCCGTCCGGCACATCCGCATCGTAAACCTCTCTGCGGTTCAGCAGCACAGTGTCCTCCACCTGCTCGCCCCGCTCCTCCCAGGTCTCGCCCAGCTCCGTGTTCACCCAAACTTTCATGCCCTCCGGGTTTCCCTGGTCAAGCTGTTCTTTTGCCACAAGGAACTTTTGGACGATCTCTTTCCAGGAGCAGAAGGTGGATGCCAGCGTATTCAGGTGGAAACCTCTGGCCTCTGCCGCCGGATTTTCTGCCACGAACCGCCCCCGCTTGCTCGCCTGCTTCCACTGATATTCCCCGGATACCACCCCGCACCGCTCGCACTTGTACAGCACCTCTCCCTGCGGGTTCTCCCGGTCAAAGATCACATTGGCCCACACGAACGGCTGGTAATGCCCGCAGTCCGGGCACGGCACATTCCATTCCTCTTTCGTGCTTTGCTCGAACTCTGTTTCGATGCGGCTCTGCCCTTTGATAACCGGCGTGCTGACGATCACGGTTTTCTTGTCCCAAAAGGTCGTCTGCCGCTTCTGTGCCAGGCTCAAAGGGTCGCCCTCTGTTCCGGCGCTGGCCGGATAGCGGTCAACCTCGTCCGCCAGCAGAACCTTGATTGGGCGGCTGGCAAGGCCCGTGGCGCTGTTCGCGCCTACGATGGTGATGTGCCCGCCGGGGAAATTTTTCTTCATGATTGTGTTGCCACTGTACCGACTCTTGACATCCACCTTGTCCCGCAGCTCCGGCGTGTCCCGTATCATTGGGGCCAGCCGGTCTTTGGAAAAAGTCTGTCCCATGTCAAGCGTCGGCTGCATCACCAGGATAGGGGCCGGGGCGTAATCCATGTAGTACCCCAGCGGGTTCAGGATAAACGCATCGGTCTTTCCGATCTGCGCGGCACTCATAATGACTACCTTTCGGATGTGCGGGTCTCCGATGGCGTCCATGATCTCCCGCTGATATGGGGCCTTGTCCGTGTGCCAGCGGCCCGGCTCTGCGCTGCTCTCCGCCGACAGCACTCGGTATTTGTCCGCCCACTCTGAAAGGGTCAGCTCCGGGGGTGGTTTCAGCACCGCCGCGCACCGGGCCAGCATATCCATGGTGGGCTTTGGCAGATCAATGATCTTTCTCTTTTTCATGTTCTTCTTTCCGTTCCAGCCACAGCCGTTCATATTCCTTTCTCACACAGCGCTGGAATGGGCATAGGACTTTGTTTCCCTCGGCGTATGCAGGCCACACGCATCCCTCGCATGGATTTTTATTCCGCTTCTTCTCCATCGCTTTCACCGTCCTGTACCGCAAAGGCCACCCGGTAGTCGCTCATTTCCTCCAGAATTTCGTCGATGGCCTGTTTCAGCTCGTCAAATATGCCAGTCTGGTTTCCCCCCATGGTCGCCAGGGTGGGGGAGAGTTTTGCCGGGAGTGCCAGAAAGCGGCTTCTGATATTCAGGAACATGGACTTGATGCCCCGCTCAATGTCCTCTGTCCGGTGGACTTCTCCCTTGCGCAGTTCATTTTCCAGTTCCGCCGCTTCCCGCTTTGCCCTCGTCAGCTTCATTCGCTCGTTGGTCAGCGTCTCTTTCCCTGCTCCGCCGATGTAGGTGATATACCGCGCCACTGTCGGCTGGAGTTCATAAAGGCCCGGCCTCGCCTCCACGATCACGCCCTCGTCCCTGAGCTGCCGCACCCGCCGCTCGGTCAGGCATAACCACTGGGCCACCACTTTGCTTGTGTAGAGCGTCATGCTTCCTCCTCTCCGCCGTCGGCAAAGCTCTCTCCGCCCATTTCCGGGTCTGGTACATCCACCGCGCCGGTGGCCCGCATCCGCAGCAGTGCCAAGCGTTCCCGCTCCAGCTCCATGCGCCGTTCGCTCTCCTCCAGTGCCCGCAGGCTGTCTGCGATCTTCGCAATACGGCCCTGCACCTTGTAAAGCGCCTCCTGCAATTTCAGCGCCCGGCTAAATGCACTGTCCTTGCTGTACATTCCCATACTCTGCACAGCCCCGTCCTTTTTGTCCTTTCCCCGCCCGCCAGGCACTCTCATGTCCATCAGGCTGGAGATATATAGGCTATCTTCCGGGGCGCTTTCATACTCGGTGATCTTCGCCAGTATCTTGTGTTCCCGGAATTTCAGGATTTTCATTTCATGCTCCAGGGCCTCTTTGCTTTTCAACGGCGTTTGCTCCACAAGCTCCCGCTCGCAGTCCGTCAGCATATCAAAAAAGACGGCGCTGTACGCTCCGTCCTTCTCCGCATTCTTATTCCCGACCGGTGCGCCCGGATGGCTCCCCGCAGCGTTCTGTTTCCCGGCGCTATTCCGGTTCCCCGGCTGGCCGCCCCGCTTTCTTTTGGGCAGCGCCTCGTCCCACTTGTCCGCCGCTTTCCAGTTACGCAGCGTTTGATAGCCCACGCCTTGCTCTTTTGCCAGCTCCCGCAGGCTTACTTCCTCGCCCCTCGCTTTTCGGGCGATGTATTCAGCCTTGGCGGTGTCGCGCTTTTCGCTCCGCTTCGGCATTTCACACCTCCAAATGATCGTGCGCCCCGGCGCAGCCTACAAAAATACCCCGCGTAGGTACGCAGGGCTTCGGCTTGCGCAGGGCGCATTCAACGGCAAAGCCCGCAGCGTTTCCGCCACGGGCTTTATTGCACACTATGATATTAACACAGAAAACCTGCGAAAGTTGCTAACTCCCTAAAATATTTTCCGCACGACCACTTCTATTTTTGAGCTTCATGTTATGCCGTGCATTTTCCTCTGCTATGGTTTCTGCCTTGATGATGCTCCACACGCATCTCCCCACCCGAAATAGGATAAGCCCATAAATGGCATAGCGCACAATTACCCAATTATAGAAAATCCACCCCAGGAACCCAAGCCCCAGTGCGCTCATTATTCCTCCAACGATAGCATCCATTCTCACGGCACCGGATGTCTCTGGTCTGCAAGGTTCTTGAGCCTGCGTTTTCTCTTTTCGCGTATTTCCCCCAATCGGTGCCATTTTGGCATCTAGGGCCGCGTCCAGTTCTTCTTCGGCTTGCAGCAGTTCCAGTGCATCTTCCAGCTCCCGCACATCATTCAGCAGTCTCCTTTGTTCTGCCGTCCCGTTGTTGACGCGCCGCTTTTTCTGCCCGCCCACCTTCTTTCTGTATGATAGCCCAGTACCATACGCCGATGCCCGAATGTGCGCGCCTGTTGATGGGCTTATCGTAAATCCAGCGTGTTTCCCTCCAAAGCTCATGCTGGCGCTTTTCTTGTTAAAATTAAATTTAACCCCCGGTGCAATCTTAATCGTCTTATGGAAGCGGAACGGCATACACCCACGCCCTTTCATAAAATAAATTCAATGTTTAATCATCTTTTTTATAAGCATATCGCAACAAGGTGGTATCGTCAATATGCGAAAGATGATTAAACACATCAGAAAGGTGGTGGCAGTGTGCGGCTCTATACCCTCGATGGGAAGAAGTGCAATATATCTGGAGAGCGAATAAGACAATGGCGGCTGAACGCTGGCCTCACGCAAGAGGAGCTTGCAATTAAAATGCAGCTCAGTGGTTTGCAGATGGGTCAAATGGCGATCAGCCGCATAGAGACCGGTAAGCGGTTGGTTGCCGACTTTGAATTGAAGATATTTGCTCACGCCCTTGGTGTTACAATGGAATGGCTTACCGCTGAAAACGAAAAATGAAGCGCCGTGCTTTTGCATGGCGCTTCATTTTTTATTCTCACTCTTGCCCCAGATGGCTCCTTGTCGCATTTTTGACCCCCTAACTATTTCCCGGCCCGGCCCCGGGGAAGCGATTTTTTGACCCCTTACCTAAAAAAATTTTGCGCTTCCGAACCCGCAAGGCTTGGCCTGCGGCCCAGCAGTACCTTTCGCGGGCGCGGGCGTTCCGACTTCGCGCGGGTGGGCGAGGGCGCGGGCGCGTTTGGTGTGATCTTCGGCCTGGCCGCTGGCGTTGGCTCTGGCCTTGGTTGCCCGTTCTGCTCCCGCTGGTGGTGGGCTGTCCCTGCCTGGTGCGGTGGTTGCTGTCCGGTCTCCCGGCTGGTGGCTCCCGA